GTGTACGATGTTTGGTTAGTGCCGCCGTTAGCTACAGGCAATGTTCCAGTTACGCCTGACGTTAACGATACATTGGTAATCGTATTGTTTGACCCATTAATCGTTTTGTTAGTCAGTACATCCGATGTAGCTTTACCAACCAAAGTGTCGGTGGCATCTGGCAGCGTCAAAATGCGATCCGCAGTTTGAGACGATGTTAACGTTGTGCTTGTTGTTCCGGTGCCAACTGGATCAAAAAATATTTTAGTGCTAACAGATGTTTTGGCTATACCAACGTAGCCACCGCTGCCTGCTTGCAATTCAAGATTTTGATTTGTAGTTGCGCCACCCCATTGCACACTTAACGTAATTGGATTTGAAGTATTTGCTAAGCTATTAGAAATATTTAAATAATTTGAGCCCCCAGTTGTCCCAGCATTGTTTATAAAACTTAATACGGCGGAGCCAACTGTAGTGTTAAACGCAGCTATAGTATTAATGTAAGGGCCATCAAGTTTTCCGTTGTTTATTGTCGGAGTGCTTAAAGTTGGCGTGTTGCTCAAAACAACTGCGCTACCGGCTACGCCAGTAGACGTTGTTGTTCCAGTTCCCCCATTTGCAACCGCAAGCGTTCCCGTCACGCCAGTAGTTAACGGAAGGCCAGTTGCGTTGGTAAGTGTTACTGATGTTGGCGTTCCTAATATTGGCGTTACAAAAGTAGGTGAAGTAGCAAGCGCAACTACCGAACCAGTACCAGTAGTGCTGTAAGACGTGCCCCAAGCCGAGCCGGTGGATAAAGGAATACCAGCACCAGGATAAATCATCCCGCTGCCGCCGCCAGATGAATTAATGGTTTGGTTAGGCCAACTACCTGTAATGGTGACGTTGGTACCCGCTACTAATGCTGGGGTGGTTGTACCTGTACCACCATTAGCAACTGCAACTATGCCGGTTACGTTAGCGGCAGTGCCCGTGGTATTTTGATTTAACGTTGGTACATCTGCCGCTTGGATGGCCGCCATTACGGCGTTAGTTCCAGTTCCGCGAAGATAATAACCAGAAGGTATTGTGCCGCCAACCAAAGTATTAATCGCAGCTTGAGCAGTAGAGGCTCCAGTGCCGCCTTGGGCAACAGCAATCTGCCCCGAGATCATGCCGGTTGTAATAACGCCGGTAGAGCCAGTGCTAACAATATCGCCGGACGTAGCCGGCAAATTTAGCGTTACATTAGCCCCCGTATTAGGGCCGACTAAATCTACCGTCCCACCCAGCGCCGCTTGAAAAGTAAGTTTTCCCATGATTTCGCCTTATGGTGCAATGATGAACTGCGAAGCAGTCAACGCGCCTGTTGAGGGGGTGTATTTAAGTTTGCTAGATGACACAAACTCAGCGGTCAAATTGCCGCTTGTGCTGCTAGAAAACAGCGGATAACGCACTGCGGCAGTTGTAGTGTCGTCGGTCACCGTGGCGTACTCAGTCGGGGTGCGCCAAGTGGGAGCCGACGCCCCGTTGCTTTGCAGCACATAGCCCGATGTACCCGCAGCAGTAAACGCAAACGCTGTGCCGGTGCCGTAGGAGATGGCGCCTGCCGTAGGCGACGCAGAACCGTTGGTACCGCCGTTGGCAATAGCCAAAGTGCCTGCCAAGGTGATTGTTCCAGACGTAGTGATTGGGCCGCCCGAGGTGGTCAGACCCGTAGTGCCGCCGGACACTGCTACCGAGGTCACAGTTCCAGACCCGCCGCCACCACCTGACGAATTAATCGTTTGGTTTGGCCAGGTTCCGGTGATGGTGACGTTAGTACCTGCAACCAGTGCAGGTGTCGCAGTTCCAGTACCGCCGTTGGCCACAGGCAGCAAACCCGTCACGCCGGTTGTCAGGGGCAATCCAGTAACGTTGGTCAAAGTGCCGCTGGATGGCGTCCCAAGGGCGCCGCCAGGGGCTACATAGTCAGTACCCGCCGTAGCCGCAGAAATGGCCGTCCCGTTGCCTTTGAGGACGCCGGTAATGCTGGTGGTTAGCGTAATAGCGGGGGTTGTGGTGGCTGTGGCTACCGTTCCCGCAAAGCCATTAGCTGTGGCCACCGACACCGAAGTAACTGTGCCCCCACCTCCACCAGAACCATTTGCAGCAGCAGTAATACGGCCTTGGGCATCTACTGTAATGTTGGCGGCAGTGTAAGTACCAGCGGTAACAGCCGTATTGGCAAGGGCAATGGTGCCCGTTGTAGTAATTGTGCCGCCACTTAAACCGGTGCCTGCGGTAATTGATGTAACCGTACCCGATCCACCGCCACCGCCTGCTGGCACAGCCCATGTGCCGTCGTTACGCAAGAAAGTTGTTGTGCTTCCGGCTGGGGCTGGGATGCCGTAGGAATTCCAGTTTAAATCGCCGTCGCTGAGATACAGCCCCTTCCACTTGAGGGTTGACCCGCCCAAGTAGTACAGATTAGTGGTTGCTGGGGCAAGGCCAACGCCCGCAACGGCAGCCGCCACAGCGTTTAGCACCAAGTTGTTGCCCGAGGCAGTTATGCTGGCCGTGCCCGCGCCTACGTTATAGGTCGTGGCGTAGACGTTGTTCCAGTTTGTACCAGACGAACCTAGGTTGTTGGTATTGTTACCCGCGCCGCGCCAAGCGTCAGCCAAAAGAACAACGGCATTAGTGGAGTTAGCCAAACCAACTGAAGAGCCAACAGATGTAACGGCTGGAATGCCACTATAGGTGCCAATATTGGCGCCGTTAAAAGTTGAATTGTTAGTTGTGATTGCGCCGTTATTGGTGACGGTCTGCAAATTTTGAGAAACACTCAGGCTGGCAACAGTGGCTTTCTTAGTAATGCCACTTTGTACCAGCGGAACTTCCTCGGCCCCTGTCAAGGGGGTCGTAGCTGCTGGCAGTTGGGAAATCTTTACATCTGCCATTGCGGCGCTCCTTATTCGTACACGATTGTATATTCAATGGTACTAGCAATGTCAATGTACAGACCCTTGCTAAACCAGATACCGGCGGGGAAGGATAAATACTGAGTACCTGCGGTCGCGGTCACAGTGTTAGCAATTTTAGGGTCGCTGGTGCTGGCCGTTGCGCTATCGTACAGCGCAAAAGTGCCGCTGCTGGTAGAGGAGATAAAAATACCGTACAGCTTGCCGCCGCCAATTTTGACTTGCGCATCTGCATTGCCTTGTTTGTAGAGTGCCATGATTGTTTCCTTATGCTAAAAAGCGTAGTTTATACAGGGTGCGCAGGTAAATTTCGATGATATTGTCTATTAATTGCTGAATCGACGAATCAGATTTATCGCACACTTGGTAGCGCGCCTTCTCAATTTCATCAAGTTGGCTTTGCAAAAAGTCAATGATATTGGCTGTTTTGGTGGCTGAATGCAGGGTAATTGGCCCCATTAAACCGTGCCGTCCTTGGTAGGCTTCAGCAAAATCGTCCGCAGCGTCAATGATGCGGTCGTAAAAGATATTGAGGGCGACGTGCTTGGAATAGCTGCGCGTATTAAGGTGAACGCTGTGCGTTACATCGCGGGCTAAAAATAGCATTCCTACAAAATCTGCGGCCTTCATAGTGGCTGCTCCATTGCATTTTCTTGCGGCGTTTCAGGGCCGGTGTCCATATCACGTCCAGGCATCTCAGATACCAAGTCGCCAGAGGTAATCATGCCGTGGACGGTGCCCAGCACGATGTCTTGAATCTGCTCGGGCGACATGGACGCCTGCACAGCGGAAATGCGCTGCGTCTCGGCTTGGTAAGCCTTGACTTGGGCCTCAAAGTCCTTGCGGTGCATATCCTGCGCCTCAATAGACTTGCCAGCATTCACAATCATCTGGTGCATCTGCTCCATCTCTTGGCCCATCGCCTGGATTTGCTGCTCAGCGGCTTGCAGCTCGGGCGGCTTGTCGCCATCTTGCATGAGTTTGGGGTCAATCGTCTTGGCAAACCGCTTGGCCATCTCTTGGGCACCAGGCCAGTCCATGTTCTTGACAAACAGGTCACCGGCCACCTGCCACAGTTGCGGGTTACCCTGCAACAGTTGGCCCATCGCCTCTAGCGCCTCTTGGCGCTTGGTCGCGTAGCCTGGGCCGGTGGTGGCCACCACGTCGTACTTGCCGACGCCAGGGTTGTAAATCTTGTCGATCACAATACCCTGCTGGTCAACAATCTTCTTGACCGGCTCGGGCTGCATCGGGTCAATTTTGACCATGCTTGTCTCGCCGTCTTCGCCAATCACTCGCGCAATGCGCTGGGTGTCGTAGATTTTGGGGATCAGGTCAATCAGTTGGCGGGTCAAGTAGCGCACGCCACGGGCTAGGTTGTCACCATAGTGGTAAGTCCCCACGTCGCCCTCGCGCTGCCGAGCCAAGATGGCTTTGCCGCTGCGCTCGTTGGATGTCATACCCAAAGATGCGTTGTACTGGCCAGTGGACGATTTAATGTCCTCAGAAGCACCAGCTTTAGCCTGCAACAGACCGCTGGACGCCATCGGCGGCTGCGCACGCTGGGGCAACGGCAAGATGGAACCCTGGCCATCGGTTACATCAGGGTTTACCTCCAAATACGGCCAGTTGGTCGTATTGGCTGTTTTCCACTGGTTTTCATAGCCTTCAAACTGGCCACCGTACCCAATAAATGGTGCTTTGGGCGCCAGAGCTAGCATTTCAGCTTCTTGAGACACCCAATAGTTGTACATCCGCTGGGCATCTTTGGCGTTACGCACCAATCCAGAGACATACAGGCGACCGTCAACCTCAAATTCATTGCCAACAATGCGTACAACGGGGATATATTTGCCCGCCCACTCGCGTTCTTCAAGGATTTCGTACCCGTTGATCTTGCAGTACTTGATCCGTGGCCGGTCAGACTGACGCGACTTCTTGGGCTTGCCATAAACAGCGCGCAACTGCTTATCTTCGGGCGTCCCGTTAAACGCCGTGGCGTTGCCAGGGTACAGATTCAAAGTGCCCTTGTCGTAATCGACGTAATAGTAGTCGGCGATGCGGATCGTGTCCTCATTGAGCCACTGGGACAAGTTTTGGTCGCCTACACCCAAAGATTGCAGCGTCGTAATGGGCGCTGAATTGGGGTACATCCGCACATAATCGTCTTTGGTGATGTCCTCGGTGATAAAGCACCACTTGGCGTCCGATCCGCACGGGTCTTGGATAGTTGGGTCCATGTAGACCGAAAAACTGTTGCGAATCCGGCCAATTTTAATGTCTTGGTCAAAAGTATTGTCGTCGCAATACTCGGTCAGGAGGCGAATGTAGCCTTCTCCGTAGGAGACTTGGTTTTCGCAGGCGGTGTCGTAAGCGACATCTGCGTCCGAGATGTATTCAATATGCCTGACCATGCCGTTAAATACTTCGGCGACTTCGACGTCGGCGTTGTCATCGGCTGGAATAACCTTGCCAGTTGGCCTGTTTTGACGTTGGTCATTGGTCACTTGCCGGACGTGCTGCGGCAGTTTGTTGATAGTCAGGCATGGGCGGGCGTTGATCGTTTGACCCTGCACCGCCCCGCGAGTGGCCAGCACATCAGCAGGCCATTGCCACTGGTTATCTGGGCTACCGGCGTAAAACCGCAGGTCATCAATCTCATCTTCACGGCTTTCGGACAATGCCGAGATCGCCATATCCAGTCGACTGCGGGCGGTGGCCAAGATGTTGGAGGTGCTGTCCTTTTGACCGCCCCCGTTGGCTACCGCTCCGGCGGCTGCGATGCCTGTGTAGTCAGCCATTATTTCTTCTTTGCTGGCGCCTGTTGGCGCTTGACCGCATACGCTATAGCGACGGCCTGTTTGACCGGCTTTCCGGCCTTGACTTCAGCCTTCACGTTTTCACGAAAGGCTTTGGGTGATGTTGATTTAACAAGTGGCATAGTTAAGACCCCATCCATGAATTATGTACCGCGCTGCCTTGGGAGTTGACGCGGCGTGTCGGCTCAGTATACTCGCGGTGGGCCACGGGAAAAGCAAACGTCACGCAAATTGCGTCCGCTGCGTCTGGTGATGCAAGCCCCCGCGCTTTCATATCTTTCTTGCTCTCCAAGAAAATTGTTCCACGTGAATCAGGCTTCATCTTAGGCGAAATCAAGTCCGTCTTCAAGAACCTGTCGGTCGGAATACTAGCAGATTTCAGCCACTCCCGCATCTCACCCCACATCTGGGCGCGCATATTTCCGTACATTATCGGGTTTTTCGCCTTGTTTCCAAAGTTTATACCCTTGATTTTGTACCGCTGCTCCTTGAGCCTGTCCACGATCCCAGCGCCCAAGCCGCCCTCGTCGATCACCACCAGCGTCGGCTTGTACTCCTCTATGGCCTCAATGACGTGCCCGACCACTGTCATAGTGTCGTCGCCCCGATGCCGCGCTATATGCACGATGTCCCGCCCTTGGCGCACGGCGATGACCGTGGCGTCGGCGCCGTAGCGCGCCGGATCGACCCCGATGATGATGGGCGCCGACAGGTCTTTGTACCGCTCCCGCTTCATGGCCTCGTCCACCACGTCCGCTGGAATGAACTGGTCGTCCCCGGCGCTGGGGAACATACCGTAGACCTCAACGTGCGCCTGACTGCTGTCGCTGCCGTACTCCTGGATGATCCGCTCGTAGACCTGCTTGTCGGTGCCCTCAACCGTGCGGGCGTCTACCACCTTGGTTTTCCAAAACTCCCGTTTGGAGTTAAACGCTTCGTAGAAGTACCCCGTGTTGCGCCGGGGATTGGAAAACGCCAGCCAGAACCTGTTGGGCGTGTTCTCCGTGAAGAACCCGCTGGTCACCGCCCAGATCGCGTCGGCGATGCCCGACGCCTCGTCGAAGATGACCAGCA